CTAATACTGTTCTAATATTTCTTAGTCCAGCACCTTCTAAATTAAGAAGAAAATCTCTGTCTTTTTCCTCAAAAGTAATTTCTAATGAAGAACCGCCTAATGCAACAGAAGCATATTTAGCAGGTAAATGAATTGTTTTCTCATAATTAAAGGTGAAATCATCACCTTCAAATCTAAGAGTTAAATCCCCATGTGGAGATTTGCTCAACATTTTGGCTAATGCCAAATTAATCACCTATGCTCAAATAAGGCCCCAAACTCTGACTCGGATTTCACCAATATTATCGGTATTACTCGCTTCTTTAGCGTGTATTTGGAATCTATCATTTTGTCCATGATATTTTCCACCATTGGCTGCACCGGACATTACTTCGGGAGCAATCATTCTTGCTTCATATCCACCCGTAAGAGTATCAACAGAAATACCTGTTACAATGACGCAATTAATTGTACTTAATCCTAGAGCAGTAGCGAGAATTTCTTCACCATTGGTAGTATAAGATGTAATATCTAATACTGCATCAACGACGTATTCATCACCACTAACTCTAGGACGAGTATAGCCTTTAGAATCGGCTAAGATTGTTACTGTATGTGCCATACTTAATCTCTCCTTATTAGTTATTAAGATTAAACCTCACTTGAGGTTTGTAATCTTACCTTGACCCTTAAAGAATGAACAACCTACTTCTGCAATTGTGCGGTATAACGCCTGATTACCAAGAGTTCCAACACCAAACGGGTTTCCGTTAGAAATACCATCCTCAAAGTATTGAGTCGGTTTCATTACAGATAGCCATAAATGGTCAGTATCAAGAATTAATATATCACTTAATCCAGTACTGTTACTACTGTTAGTAGTCATTGGCATGTCTTTAGCAGGTATAATTGGTATATCGAAGTATGTTGCTACTCGGAATCCAACTTCACGACCCTGTGTTCCACGAATACCATTATGAGTAGGAGTAACTTCCTTTCTCTCCATAAATCGTTCTTGAGACTGTAATAGGTCAGCAAGAGCCTGAATAGTATCATAGCCTGTTAGCATTACTTTAGGAGAACCACCGTTAGAACGAATTTCTCGCAATACACTGTTAAGTGTACTTAATGTTAAAGAACGCTGGTCACTAGCAGCATATCCATTACCATAGTCAACAACTGCATCCATAAAAGATGCAACAGCAGCACCACTGTTTAATTGCCTATCAGTAGAACCATATAGATTCACTAAATCAGCAGTTAATGTGGAAGCACCGCTACCAGTGTTTAACATACTACCATCATTTAATGCGTTTAATTCAGCAGAAGAAGAAACAACCTTCATCAATGAGGTATAATTCTGCTCAATTGCAGTATAGTTAGAGTTATCATAATGCTCTAAAGGCATTACAAGCATTTTACTCTGCATTTCTGCGTGATGTTTACCCATATCTTCACGGATAATGGAGCGAATATCTCCAACACCATCATCAATGCTAGATAATTCCATTCCAATTTCTGAGAACTCAAACATATGAGCAACAGTTTTAGGACTTAAATACAATTTAGCGTATTCAGGTGCAATTGGAGGAATATTATTTCCTGTACCAATTGATGCGTTTTCTGCTACACCACCAATATCATCAGCAGCCGGAGAAGCAGCACCAGTAGCACCAGTACCAATAGAAACTGCTGAACCTGAACCGCCTTGTGGACGGCTTTTCAGAATTCTCCATCCTGATTGTGTATATGGTCTTTTAGCCAATATAGCCAATGGATTAATTTCTTGGTTTAACATTGACCATACTTTCTGTCCGTATAAAACGTTGTATAAATCACCAAGATTGCTTGCAGCACTAAATGGATTAGATGCTGCATCATGGGGCGTTCCGAAACCATCTACTACTCCTGCTGCCTTTAATAGAGAATTACCTCCACTACCGGACATTCCGTAGGTTGCTGCTTCTAAGTCTTTTATTGTGTTTATGTATCCTGCCATTTTAATCACCTTTTTGTTTTATCCAATTGGATAATCACACAAACCTCCTTGAAATTGTGTGAATATCTTCCCAACTCATATCGGCCATTTGCTCGATAGATGTTGGAATATCTTCTGGAATCGTCATAGCGACTTCTTGAGCCTTTAGAATATTATCCTTCTCATCAGTTAATGATTTCTTAAGTTCTGCAAACTGTTCCTTAAGTTCTGAAACTTCTGTTTTAGCATCATAATTCTGCTTTGCTAGAATCTCCTTACGGTTTCCAACTTCTGCTTCAAAACGAGTTTCAAATTCTTTCTTTAAGTTATCATAAGCAATCTGTTCTAATTGTTCTGAACGGAATTGCTCATAAGCCTTCTCAATGTTTTCAACAGAAAGATTTAGGCTATTTAACTCATTGTCTCCAAAGCCCTTAACAACGGTTGCTTGTGGAGTAGATGCAACACCTTTCCCACTAGAAACAACAACCCTATCATCAGGGTTATTATCTTCTACAAAACCTTCAGGACCAGTGTGTCCCTTTAGTTCTTCATCGTCCATTAATTCTTCTTCATCTTCTTTTGTTTCCATTTCCATGTTTTCTTCGGTCATTTCGGGCATCTCCTGATACTCTTCTTCTTTCTTAACAGAATTAATATCTGCCAATAATCCATTCAATTCTTCTAATGCTTTTTCTAATTTTTCGGTCATAGTTTCACCTTCTTTTTCCATTTTTAATATATCAAATTTTGCTTCCGGGTTTATTCCTTTTTCACAAATTGTTACTTCATGGAGTTCTAATTTATCTATCTCATTGTATTGTCCGAGTTCAGGATGATTCTTTTGTTTCTTAGAAAGTGCCTGTCCTCCTATACTAAATGAGCGTAATGTTCCTTTTCTTATTCCGCGAGATACTTCTTTTGCTTTTTCAATATCTTCTCTTAATTTAATTACAACAAAGAATCCAACATCATCAACTTCTGTTTTATGTATTCTCCCTGATTTATCTCTATAACTTGGAATAACTTCGCCGACTTGTACATTTGAATGATTACTCATTACGTTTCTAAATTTTGCGTCATCCATGTATTTTACTACTGCTTCTTTGAGTGCATCTAACGTAATTAAATCATTTTGCTTATCAACGATTTCAATTGAAGCATATCCACCAATAACTAATTCATCTGATTTAAGTATATCAAATTGTGAACCATTATTGGCCTCTAGTAAAATCGCCTCCTTCGACACTTTTAATCACCTCCGATTAACTATATGAATCAGTCGCTTTGCTCTTTACTCACAGTTAATTTCTTAAACCTGTCTTTGTATATATCCCATATTCCTTCATCAGAATCCTTTTTTACTGGCTTTTTATTAAATCCAGTGAATGTAATCCAATACTTTTCTCCATCAATTTCAACAACCCTAAAATGTAATTTAGTATCTATTTTATTTCCTTTTAATATATATTCATGATAACCATGTCTTTGTACACCAAGTTCCATTTTACCTTCATCAATTAATTTACCACCTTGAAAGTTTCTAGAAATTTCTGCTTTGTATTTAGCCGATTTACCTAAATAATTGAATATATCTTCCGAATCTTCTGTATCAACATACCAAATCATATTCTCACCATTAACATTTAACTTAACATCTATATTTTTATCATCTCTTATATATAACTTAAATGAATCATTACTTTCAACTGCCTTTTTAATTTCAATATCCTTTTCAAGAATATCAGGTGAAGCATTAAATTTATCACTACCTTCATAAATTAAATCATCTTGCTGTTTCATCCACATAACTAATTTTCCTAAATCATTATCAAATATTTCATCATAAACGGAGGGATGAGTTTCAACTACAAATTTTTCGATTTGTTTAATTGTAAATGCTTCACCATGTTCTATAATTTTATTACGAATAGAAACTCTAAGTTCACTCCTTTTACTTTTCATCATACTTTCCATTTCTGTTTTCCAGACATCAATATCAGCCATTGCATTTTTAGCCATTAAATTATTTTCTTCAAAGCCATATATTACAAATCCATTAAAATCACTTTTAGCAATAATAGTAGCAGTACCATGAATATTATCAGTAATAGTAAATGATTTCTTTAATGCATCTACTTTATATTTTAATGATTTCCGACCATCCTTAGCCAACATTTCTAATGTAATTAATTTATCAGGATATTCTACTTCCGGAATTTCAATAACCTTTGCAGAGAATAAACTATATCCTTCTCCCTTTCGTTTTACTTCATCTACTTTAACTCTAATAATAGAACCAACATCAACTTTTTCTTTCGTATTCAATGCTTTCCCAACAGGAAGATATTTCCTATCATCAAATTCTTTACCTTTTAAATTTCTAGATTCTTCTGCTGTTAAAGGACCGGCTCCTAATGTATAAGAATACATTCCAGATTTAGTAGATTTAACATCTAAAACAATTAAATCTAAGTCTGTAAATTTTTTCCATTTAATCCATTTAGGATTCTTTTTTGTACCAACAAAATAAGTTGATTCTAAATCTTTAATTACAACACCTTCTGATGCAGGAAGTTCCATAATTTCCTTTGAATAATTTTCAACTTCTTTAATTGAATCAGCAATACGACTATCTTTCTTAGAAGGATAAGCCAAACGTTCATCACTTAAAGGAGCGTATTGATAGAATAAAATATTAATTCTTTCCTTTAACGGTTCTTTAGTTAAATCTCTATCTTCGTGTTTCATAACATCAAAAACATGTGCGCTTAAATGGTGGTCAGGATATTTATTTTTAAATACATGTGCTATTGTATCAGCACGATGTAATGGTTCTTTCTTATCAAATAGGATTAATTCTGCATCTAAAATACAATCGGGTACTGATTTACGTTTCATTAATTCAACTTGTTTTCTACACTTATCACTAATATCCTTTGCATTGTGTGAATAAATTTTAACCGATTCCCCATTTTTATGAATCTGTATTCGCATACCATCATACTTTTCCTGAACTAAATAGTCACCACTAAAACCCTTTAACTCTTCCATATCCTCTATTTCAAATATACGATACATCGGTTTATTAGGAGTTAAAAACTCTGATTCCGACTTTTCTTTATCAGATTTCTGAACATCAGTTAAATCTACATCTTCTAACACTTTATGTTCCTTTTCACTAAATTGCTTCATATAACCTTGACGCATACGATTCCTTGCTGTCTTAAATTTTGATTCAACTCTTTTTGAATCTTTATCGTCACCATAATGTTCAACAATATAGAGGGGTATGTCGTCCACTTCTAGGTCAAGCCCCTTAACACCATCCGTTATTGTGTCGGATTTTGCATCAAGAATTGCATAAAATTCATCAGAAAGCGTTTCAGTACCAGTTCTTAGGGCATAATGATAAAAATATAACATTATATCATCATTGTCTAATAACTGTTCTAAAACATCTTTACCAAATGTTTCACTAAAAGGGTCATTAGATTCCTGTGCATTGTAGCGCATTTCTTTAACTGCTTCGTAAATATTACGAGCAGAATTAGAAGTTGGGTCTAATACTTCTTTAGCATTTAACTGTTCTTCATCTAAATATTTTTTTAATGTTCTAGAAAGATTATCTAAATCATCATATTGGTCACGAAGATAATTAACACTATCTTCCCACATTGAACTATATGTTTTTGGGTCTTCACGCGCAGAAAGATATGCAGCGCGTGTTTTCTCAAAAACCATATGAATTTTTCTAGAAAAAGTCTTTTCGGTTTTTTCAAACACTATTCCAGAAATAGACACAATTTATCACCTAATTGTATTAATCATCTTGAAACATTATGTAAAGTATTCCACTAACTGAACCTACACTACCATAACCCATTTTTTTGGTATAGAAATGCTTGCCCCATTTAATAGCGACCTTTTTCGACATTTCTAATTCTTTTAGGGGAATATGAATACTTCTAGCCTCTGGTTCTTTACTAAGTTTTTGTTTTATTTTAGGGTCAATTACCTCTTCAAATAAATCTTTAACTTCCCTTTCAGATAGACCATCATTACTGTATTCTACATTTTTAGGATTAGGAATAGGTGGAGCCTTCTTTAAATCAGAAGGGCCTATTGGGTCAGTATCTTCTTCTGATGCTTTTTCTGCTTTAGGTCGTTTAACTTTTACTTCTTCACCCATAACAGTATCAGCATCAGGGTCATTTAACCCTATAATGTAATCCTTTACTTCCTTTGCCTTAGCAATGGCTAGTTCTACTAGTTTTTCTTCCTTTGTTACTTTTTCTGGCATATTATTGGCCTCCCATTTGTTTAACTAATTTATTAATATCATCCCAATCCATTTTAGCAATAGTATCAGAATCAGGCACATCTGCGTTATTTGATAAAGTAGGTGTTGGGCTATCAATTACTACATAACCTGATTTCATTAATAAATTATCTTGGTTATATACGGTCTGTTCTAATCGTTGAATCTTTTCAACGAGGGCTTTCAATATCTCTAATACATCTTCGTTTTCAGTCATTTAATCCACCTGCGCTTTTTGGGTACACTATTCCTCTTAATTGTCGGTATAAAACTTCATAGTCCTTTCTTAGTTTAGCAGCAGTAGCAACTACACTAACATTTTTCTC